TGCCTGTTCATTTAGTCCAACCTTGGGATTGTAGTTCTCATCATCATTCAATAATAAAACTAGACCGAGTAAGCTCAAGTCCTTGGAAATGTAAGATTGATGGTAAATTTTACACAGGTAAATACCTTTTCACTGTAGATTACACAGAGTCAGATATAGCCGATGATCCTGCTCAACATAAACAAAGTCATGTAATAGAATTAACTGATGCTGGTAAATGGACTGGAAATATAGTAGCATTACCTAATAATAGGGTTCGTGCGACGAGTCCTGCGTTATGGGAAACAGGTGAAGGTGCACCTGATTTTAAACCAAGCCAGTGGATTCATAATGCAGAATGTGATAATAGTTATATGGACCCAAGTGTTACGTTTGATAATTTGTATAAGGATTAAATATGGCAACTTCAAATTCAACAGATTTCGAGCTAGATGTAGCTGAATATATTGAAGAGGCTTTTGAACGGTGCGGTTTGGAAGTTAGGACAGGATATGATTTAAAAACTGCAAGACGTTCAATAAATTTGATGTTGGCAGAATGGGCTAATAGAGGTCTAAATCAATGGACTATTGAACAACGTACACAGACTGTTACAGCTAATGACGTTGATTATTCTTTAGGTACAGACGTTATTGATATTTTGTCCGCTGTTGTTAGAAGAAGCAGTACAGACTTTAGTTTAAGTCGAATTAGTAGAGATAGCTATTTATCAATACCTAACAAGACAACGACTGGAAGACCTACTCAATTTTTCTTAGATAGACAAATAACACCTAATTTAAAAATATGGCCTGCTCCTGAAAACAGCACAGATGTAATACATTATGATGCATTAACGCGAATACAAGATGCGGACGGGAGCGTAAATACTTTAGAAATACCTTTTAGATTTTATCCATGCCTTACGGCGGGACTAGCTTATTATTTATCTTTGAAAAAAAACCCTAATTTAACTCAAATGTTAAAAGTAGTATATGAAGAAGAATTTGAAAGAGCTATGGGTGAAGACAGAGATAGATCGAGTTTTACTGTAACACCTGATTATCAATATTTTAGGAGTAATTGATGGGTAAGTTTGCGTCTGGTAAGTATGCTTACGGTATATCAGATCGCTCTGGCATGAGATACCGACTTCGAGATATGAAAGTTGAATGGAATGGATCTCTTGTTGGCCCAGATGAATTTGAAAGAAAACATCCTCAACTAGGCCCTTTTAGGGTACCTATCGACGGACAGGCTTTAAAAAATGCTAGGACAGACCGCAGTGAACCAGCTGTTGCAGTATTACTAGGATTGAATCCATTTGTTCATTCAGGAAGCGGACTCATAACAGTAACTGAAAAAAATCATGGTAGAAGCACAGGGAACACTGTTCGTTTTAGAACGGCTACAGGTATTGGCACAGAAATAACAAAAGCCTTAATTGAATCAGCAAGTGGTTATTCTATAACTGTGACAACAACTGATCAATATACATTTACAATACCTGGTATATCAGCTGCAACGGAATCAGTGACTTATACTGTAACTGTTGTCAGTGGCAATCCAAGTAATCATCCAAGCTACAACGTCGGTTCTTCTAACAAATATGCTATTAACGGAAGCACGGCAACAGCAGATGTTGAGTTGACATTTAGGGTTGGTAGCACTTACAGATTTGTTCAATCAGATAGTTCTAATTCCGGGCACCCCTTAAGAATTTACACCGCAGCAGATAAAACCGGAGGTGAATATACAACAGGTGTTACAACAAATGGAACAGCAGGTTCTTCTGGTGCATACACAGAAATAACGGTTGCATCAAGTGCTCCATCTACGTTATTCTATCAATGTAGTAACCACGCAAACATGGGTGCTACAATAACAGTGACAGACATAGACTTAGGATTGAATACAAAATTTGGTGGAGAGATAGCTACGGTTGGACCAGTAACGTTGGAGAGTTAAATGAGTTTTACTTTTTTACAATTAAAAACAGCAATACAAGATTACACAGACAATAGTGAGACAACCTTTGTAAATCATTTAAATGACTTTATCAAAGCCTCTGAAGAAAAAATATTTAAATCAGTAGATCTTGATCTTTTTAGAAAAAATGTAACAAGTGCGTTGACCGCTTCGGATCAGTATTTAACAATACCAAATGATTATTTAGCCTCTTTTTCATTACAGATAACAACAGCTGGATCAGAAGGATATTTGTTAAAAAAAGATGTTAGCTTTATAAGAGAGTACACACCAGCTGCTACAACAACTGGTTTACCAAAATATTATGCTCGTTTTGATATAGATAATTTTATTGTTGGGCCTACTCCAAACAGTAATTATGCTATTGAGTTACATTATTATTATAGACCTACAAGTTTGACTGCCGGATCTGATAGTGGTACAACTTGGTTAAGTACAAATGCTCCGTATGCTTTGCTTTACGGATCGCTTGTAGAAGCATATAATTATATGAAGGGTGAACCAGATGTTATACAAAATTACAATGGTTTATATATGCAATATTTAGAGCGTCTAAAAGATCTAGGAGAGGCTAGAGAAAATACAGATGCTTTTAAAACTGGTCTTCCGTCAAGACCACGAACTTAAAGAAGGAGTAACAAAATGGCGACAGCAAATGCAGCAACCAATTATCTAGAAAGAAGATTATTACATTTTTTGTTTAAAAATAATTCTCTATCTTTCTCTTCACCAGGAAACAGTATCTATGTAGGACTGGCAACAGCCGTATCCGCAGCAGAAACTGGTTCTTTAACAGAAGCAACATTTACAAACTATGCTAGACAGCAAGTTCCAGCTTCTGATTGGACAACAATAGGTGCAGATTCAACAGATACACAAACAGCTAAAAACACAAATGCTATTAGCTTTCCAGCATCAGGTGGTACAAACAATACCATAACTCATGTGTTCATCGCAGATGCAGCAAGTAGTGGGAACATATTGTTTGTAGGTGCTTTAGACGCATCTAAGACAATTGAGTCTGGAGACATATTTAGAATAAATGCTACGAACTTAACTATCGAGCTTAAGTAATGGCTTTTGTTCTATCAGATAGGATAAAAGAGACAACAACCACAACTGGCACTGGAACTTATACTTTAGGAGGTGCAGTATCTGGTTTCGAAACTTTTACTGCTAATTTAAGTAATAGTGATACAACATATTATTGTTGTACTGATGGAACTGATTTTGAGGTAGGGTTAGGTACTTTTACTTCTTCTGGTACTACCCTTGCTCGTACAACTATTATTTCAAGTTCAAACTCTAACAATGCTGTGAGTTGGAGTTCTGGCTCAAGAGATATATTTTGTACATTACCAGGATCTAAAGCAATAGCTAAAAATGGCGATGGTGATGCGTCATTTGCTGATAGTGAAAAAATTAGGTTTGGTTCTGATAATGATGGTTTTATAGAACATACTGGTTCTATTATGAGAGTTTTTTCTTCAACTGGTGGTCTTAGCCTTAAAACAACTGCTGATGATCAAGATGTAACAATACAAACAGATGATGGCAGTGGTGGAACTACTGATTATTTAAGAGCAGATGGTTCTACAGGTGCGGTAAAATTATCTCACTATGGTTCTACAAAGTTAGAAACTACAAGTGGTGGTGTTACTATTACGGGTGCTTTAACTGGTAATGTAACTGGTGATTTAACTGGTAATGCCGACACGGCATCTTCTGTTGCGGCTGATAACCTTTCAGCAGGTGATTCTGCAGTAAACTTAAGAACTACTTCTGGCAATATTACTATTGATGCTCAAGGCAACGATACTGATATTATATTTAAAGGCACAGACAATAGTTCTGATATTACCATGTTAACTCTTGACGGCAGTGGAGCAGGTACTGCTACATTTAATAATAAAGTAGTTGCAGCAGGTGGCATAGAATCTTCATCTTACTTTTGGATGAAAACTGATAACAATGTTAGTTTGTATGCTGGAGCAAATTTTGAAGTACTGTTACAACATGTACACAACACTGGTTTAAGGTTAATTAACAATGGAACTGGAACTCCTGCTGTAGAATTACAGTTTGTAGATTCAAACGAAGCTATTGGTTCTGATGGCACAAATCTTAAGTTAACTTCAGGCGGAAATGAAATAACAGTGCCAAATTCTGGTGCTGATAC